CCCGACCCTGAACGCCAACATGTGGCTCCCGCGCGGTGACCACGGAGAGAACCTCAGAGCCCGGCACCCAGGATCAACGGCAGAGAGATCAGCGCCTGACCAAGGCGATTAGAGAACGAAGTGGGACGCCATCCATGTGTGTGCGCTTGAAAAGCAGGCGACAACTCCTTTGACGAAGATCGCAGGTCTCGGCGAAGAAAAATAGCGATTCCTGCAAAATCGCTCTGGACGCCTCCCAAACCCGTTGATATATGGCGCCCAGTTCCGGCGTAGCTCAGCGGTAGAGCAGTTGACTGTTAATCAATTGGTCGTAGGTTCGATCCCTACCGCCGGAGCCAAATAAACCTACAAAAACAGCTACATAAGAGAAGCCCGCCACCGGCGGGCTTTCTTGTGTTTGCGGCGGGGGAACACCGGGGGAACAGGTCAGGCCGCAGCCTTCTGCGCCGCATCAGCCTTCCGGCGGTTCTCCAGTTCCTCCAGATCTTCGAGCAGATCAGACAGCTCGCGTGCGGCCAGCTCCAGCGCGTCGGTCGGGAGGTAGCCGCCACGGAAGGCGATGTCAGGATCGACCGTCGAATCATGGGCAAGAATGTGCGCCTGGATGATCGAGAGGACGGCGCAGGCGCGGTAATAGGGGCGTTCGCTCATGAGCGGGCCTCCTTCGCGGCGGCGCGCGCGCCCCGCTCCAATGCGTCGATGTCGTTGGCGAGAGCATCGGCCTTCTGAACCAGAACCTCCAGAAGCGCATGGAGACCGTTTGCAGGGGCGCCGTTGCCGGATGGCACCTGGTCGTAGAGTTCGACGGCGGCCTGAGCCAAGGAGTAGAGCTTGACTGCGGCGGTCTGGCAGTCAGCGAGGGATCTGGTCTGAACGGTCATCGGGGACTCCCTTGATGATGTTTCGTAACGAGGTTACGATAAGCATGGGGCGGCACTGCCTGTCAACAGAAATCATAACAGGGTTACGATGACACCAGATCAGAGCAGAATGGCGCGGGCGGCGGTGCGACTCGGGGTGCGGGAACTGGCCGCCGCGGCGGGAGTGTCGCCGGATACGGTCGCCCGATTCGAGCGCGGCGAGGAACTAAGGGCTTCCACCGTCGAGGCAATCCGGGCAGCATTGGAGGCGGCCGGCGTCGAGTTCATCCCAGAGAACGGCGGCGGCCCTGGTGTGCGATTGAGGAAGCAGACGACATGACGGAAAAAGTTGAAGTTACAATGAATGAGCCTGTCGCGGTCACCGCGTATAACATGGCGCGGGACATCTGGCTTACGAGCAAAGATCACTCTCCGCGTTTGGATGACCAAGCCGAGTTCCTTATGCTCGTTGCCAACTGCTCTCAGGCCCTAAAGGGAATTAAGGCATACCTGCCGAAGACCTGATGATCTCGTCGCGGCGGGTGCCGAGATAGGCAGCGGTGGCGGGTTTCGGAGCTGGAGCGGCAATATCGTTGTGAGGCGCAACGATTTTATCACCTCGGCCAGTCGAGGCCTTCGCCACCTCTCCCCGCTCCTGCGCGGCGTCGTATTCCTCGGCGAGACGCATCTCGGCGCGGGCGCGAATGGCGAGGCCCCGGCAAGCCAGCCGGGGCCTCTTGGTCCCCTGACGCGGGGTCCAGATGATCGCCTCCGGTCTTCACTCGTGGCGACCTGCACCGCGCCGCAGGAGAAGAAGGCGGCCGTGCCATGACGGGGTTTGCGCACTCACCGTCTGATCGGGATGCTTCGGGGCGGCTGGCCCCAGGCGCATCCTGCCCTTGCTCTCAGCCGCCGAACAGGGCGTCGAGCAATTCGGGTGTGAGCGGCTGGCTCGACTTCACCGGAGCCGCCCGCCCACCGCGGTTTGCGTAGGCGTGATCGAGCCAAGCGTCGTCCATCGCGGCGATGATCTCGACGTGATGCGGCTCGAGCGGCACGCGCATCAGCCGGCACCACGCCTCCAGCTCGGTCCAGCCGATCGGGTTCGGCCCCGCGGCGTGCATCGTGCGGCACCGCGAGACCTGCCAGAACGCCCGCCAGAGCAACGCGCCGGCCTCAGGCACCGGAGGGTTGCCACCGGCCAGAGCGCCCGTCAGAACGGCGCACATCTGGCGCTTGAGGCGGTTCATCGCAGCGTCTGTTGCCATGCAAAGCTGATCCCTGATGTGTAAAGGCCGGCGGCGATGCCGGGGTTCACGCTGCCGGGAATGACCACCGCCTTGCAGTAGGGCTTGATCAGGGTCACGGCCGCGCCGATCGCGGCGCCAGGCCGGATCGCGGGCACCACCTCGAAGAAGTTGGTGATCCCGGAGCCGCTCGCGGTCCCTGCGGTCACGGCCTGGTGCAGCGCACGGCGGGTCGGGTTGCTCCCATAGGCGAAAGACAGGAAGTCGCCCTCGCTGATGCGGTAGCCCACGGGAAGCCCCTCGAGCTTCATCTCCCGGTTGGCAGAGAGCGCGTTGATCGCGGGCGAGGCGCCGCCCAGGACGGCGCCGGTCGGATCGATCACGGGCGCGGGCTTCTGCGGAGGATAGACGAGGAGGCTCGCGCCACCGCCGCGGACGAGATGCAGCTTCGCCTTTACCGCCTCGGCCTCCGCATGCGTGAGGAAGGGAAGCGTGATGCGGCCGCGCCAGAGCCGTGGGCCGAGATCCGCGGTCAGCACCTCACCGGCCGCCGTCCGGCTGATTTCCACCACCTCCGGCAGGTCGAAGGTGCAGGTCTCGATCGTGAGGCCGGCGAAGAAGTCGGCGCGCGTGAGGGGAAAGGTGTAGGCCATCAGCGCCTCCTCGGGTTCTTGGCGATCTGGTCGAAGCGCACGGGCAACGCCCGGTCGAGCTGCGCAACGCCGGCCTGCGTGATGGCGATCGACTGCCCCTCGGCCTGTTTCAGGATGCGGGCCTCAAGCTCGGGCGAGAGCGTGACGAGCACCTCGGATCGGCCACCGCCGCTGGTGCTGCCCGTCGAGCCGCCCACGACGCCGCCGGACGCATAGCCACGCGCACCGCGCCGCATCGCCTCGACCACGGCCACGCCGCCGGCCTTCGCAACATCGGCCTGGCTCCAGACAACCTCGCCCTTGTGGACGACGCCAGCGGGTTCGTTCTTGCCGCCCGGCCCGGTGTAGCCGCCCCCCGAGAAGCCCATGCCGCCGAGGGCGCTGCCCACCGCGCTGCCGAGGCCCGCACTCCACAGCCCGTCGAAGGCGCTGCTGGCGACCATCTCGGCGAGCTTGGCGATCACCATGTTGAGCGCGTCGGAGAAGCTGTGCGCCCCCGTGATCAGCCCCGTGAAGGCGCCTTCCAGCGTGGCCTTCGATTGCGAGAGCGCATCCTCGAATGCCTCGTGCCGCTCGCGGGCGTTGTCGGCTGCCCGACCTGCATTCACATAGTCCTGTGCGAGCTGGTCGATCTCGGCCGCAAGCTGAGGCGTTATCTCCTTGCCGTCCTTCTGCGCAGCGACCAGAAGCTCGGCCCGCTTCGCGGCATAGTCCGCCACGTCGGCATAGCCCTGCATCGCAACCTCTGCCGCGTTCAGGGCTGCGGCCTCGGCCTCAAGCGCGGCCGTCGCCTCGCGGATCGAGATCACTTCGCCCGCATATTCCGATTTCGGCGCCGCTCCACCACCCCCGCCGGCACTGGCGCCCGCGTCGAGGAAGTCGCCCAGGCTATCCACGCCCGGCCGCTGCGGACGCGGGGAGGTGCGGGGGGCGTTCTTCGTCCCGGTCCAGGCGTCGCGGGCGTTCCCGGTGTTGCCGCCCCGCTCGTCGTCCGAGGTGGCCGGAGATCCGCCCGGCAGCGCGTCCCGGAGGTTCCGCGCCATGCCGATGGCCTTCGCGAGGGCGGTGACAAGCCCGCCGATGCCCGCGATCACGTTGGAGAACTGCGCTCGATCGACCTTATCAAGGGCGGACATGGCGGCATTCGCGCGGGTCGTGACGGACGTGAGGCCGGTCTCGAACTCTTCCGCGCTGATCGTGCCGTCTCGCATCCCCTCCACGAGCCGCCGCGTCTCGTCGGCCGTCGCCGCAAGCTCTGCCGAGGCGTCGCTGTAGCCCCATGCCTCAAGCGTGGCGGCGACCTGCCGCATCTCGGGAATGAGTGCCGCGGCCCGGTCGCCGAGCTGCTCATACGCCTGCCGGATGCGCGCGACCTGCTCTGCATGCGCGTCGAGCGCGTCCCGGTCTTCCTCCAGAGCATCGGCCACCCCGGCGCCGAGAAGCGCGTCGGCCTGCGCCCGGTCGGGAAAGATGTTGTCCAGCCGGCTCCGAAGGTCCGCGGCTTCGGCAGCCACGTCTGCCGCGCCGACGACAACGGCCTTGAAGAAGTTGCCGGCCGAGGTCGTCAGCTCCTGGAACTTGCGATCCAGCTCGGCCGCCTTCTGGATCATCTCCGCATCGAGCACGGCGCCCGCCTCATGCGCGCGGTTGATCGTCTTGCGAAGGCCCGCCTCGCCCTGACTGAGAAGCTCGACAAAGCGTTCGCCGCCTGTGCCGCCGAAGATCTCGTCGGCCACGCGGATCTGCGCCGCCCGGTCGAGGTCCTGCATGCGGCCGATGATCTCGAGCATCAACTCGGACGGGTCCTTCAGCCCCTCGCGCAGCGCCGAGGCGGTATAGCCGAGCCGCTGGAAGGCCTCGGCCGCCGGCCCGGCGCCGGTCACGATGAACTCGTCAGCGCGCAGGTTCAGCTCCTTGAAGCCGTCCACGAGGCTGTCCACGCCGATACGGTTCTGCTCGGCCACGAACTTCCATTCCTGGAAGGCCTTGGCGGACAGGCCCGCGCGCTTCGCCTCGTCGCCGAGCTGCGCCACGCTGCGCACGGTGTCGGTGACGCTCGTCGAGATGCCGGCGAAGGCCGCGGTGATCATGCCGCCCGCGAGCCCACCGAGGAACGCCCGGCCGAAGGTGCCGATCTGCGCCGAGGTCGAGGCCAGCGCCTGGTTGATCCGCGCCGTGCCGCGGACCATGTCCTGCTCCATCGCCTGCGTTGCCGATCGCGAGTCCCGCCGCAACCGGCTGTAGGACCGCGTTCCGCGCTGCTCGGCCCGCTGGAAGTTCTTCTCGAAGTCGCGGATCCGCGCCTCGAGGAGCACCACCAGCCGTTCCTGATCTCCTGACATTCAGCCCTCCTCAGGCGGTCCACATGTCGTCGGTGAACCACGACGCCGATGTGGTGAATTGCTCTTCGCCGGCCGCAGCCCGCGCCACGGCCATTGCCGTTGCCACGCTGCCATCGATCTTGTTCCCGCTCTTGCCCTTGTGGAACGAGCGGTTCCCGGCGGCATCGACGTGCAGTTGCACGTTCTCGAAGTTCCAGCGCAGGACCGGGTGCCCGCCGTGCTTGAAGGCTCCGGCGAGGATCGCGCGCTCCAGCTCCTTCACGGCCGGCGCCATCGTCACCCAGCCTTGACGGAACTCGACCGCCGGAAGCCCGTCGTCCACGAGGTTCGCCATCATGGCGCGCCCATAGGTCGGGTCGAAGGCGATCTCGCGGACGTTGAAGCGGGCGCAAAGCTCGCGGATGTGCGCCTCCACCGCGCGCAGGTCCACGGTGTTGCCGGGCGTCGGGATGATGAAGCCCTCTTCCGCCCAGGTCACATAATCGACGCCGTGCCGCTCGCCGCGGGCGCGCAGGTTGTCCTCGGGACAGAAGAACCAGGGATGCACCTGGTAGCCGTCCTGCCCGTCCTCCCATGCCGCCACGACACAGGTGAGATCCTCGTTCTTCGAGAGGTCCACGCCGAGCCAGCACGGGGCCTGAACCATCTCCAGCTCATCGAGGTCAACCTCGTGCGCGCCCCTGTCATAGACGTGCATCTCGACAAAGGGCGAGCTGGACTGATCCAGCCAGCGGTTGAGGTTGTATTGAAGGAAGCTGTCGCGCTCGAACGGCGAGAACTCGGCCTTGCGCGCCTTGTCCCGGTAGCTGTCGAGGTCCGGGTAGCCGTAGGGCAGGCCGGGGTTGACCGCCCGCCAAAGCTCCTCGTCCTTCCAGTCGTCCTCGGGCTCGGCCATGAAGATCACCGGCAGCGTGGCCGGGTCGTCAATCTCGCCCTTCTGGACGCGGATCGCATATTCGATGGTCTTCCACGCGAGGTTTTCCTGCCCGCGGCCCGAGGTGCTGGCGACAATCATCAGCGTGCCCGGCACCTTCACGAGGGCACTGTCCAGCGCCTCCCACTGCCGGAGACCGGCGCGGCCCTCCCAAGCGTGCAGCTCGTCGGCAATGACGACGTTCGGGGTCTTGCCGTGCAGCACCTTGCCATCGGCGGCCACCGCGACATAGCGGCTCCCCTCCTTGGGGAAGGCGATGCGGCTGACATACTCGCGGATGTTCAGATGCTTCCGCAGCCGGTGATCGTGCTGGACGATGAGCGCGGCCTCGTTGAACAGCTCGAGCGCCTGCTCGTGCGCCGAGGCGGCCGAGACCGTCAGGCCGCCCGGCGTCCGCTCCGGGCCGATGAGATGCAGGAGCGTGAGGGCGGCGCAAAGAGATGTCTTGCGGTTGCCCCGCGGCAGGAGGAGCACGACGCGGCGCACGATCCGCGAGCCGTCCGGGTGGCGCGGTCCATAGATCCGCCGCACGATCCGCTCCTGCCACGGATCGAGCTGGAAGGGATGGCCCACGGCCGGGTTCTTCGGGTGCTTCAGCTTCTTCAGCCATGCCACCGCGCGCTCGCCGTGGCCCAGCGGGTCGGGGATTTCGGAGCCATCGTCTATCCAGCCGGGGCGCAGCATCAGATCAGCTCGTCCTCGTCGTCGTCCTCACGGATCGCCGGACGCGAGCGCGACACAGGCGTTAGCCCCAGCTCGGCCGCGAGAAGGCGCGCACGGGTCATGGCGTCGGACTGGATGCCCACCGCCGGGTGCCGCTTCGGCCCGGTCGGGGTATCGATCACGCGGCCCTCGTCCTGCATCATCGCCTCCATCTCGCGGACGGTGCCAACGGCAACGCAGTAGTTCTCAAGGCTGCCGAGGTCGGCGACGGTGAGGATCTTCCGTTCCGTGAGGATCGGCATCACGCGGCACCATTCCAGCGCAGCGGCACGGGACAGCCACGCGGGCGCCGTAAGATCGGTGATGGCCTCTGCATCGGCCCGGAGGTGCGGTTTCGTCCCGCGCATCACGCCTCTCCTTCCGTGGCGACGCAGCGCAATTCCAGCCCCCTGCGGCGGCCGATCGGCACCACGCCCTTGATGTTGAAGTGCTGGCCGTCGAAGCTCACCCGGTCGGACATGGTGATCCCGTCGAGGAAGCGGGTGCGGAAGACGATGGCCGTCTCCTCGCTCACGCCCCAGCCGCGGATGAACTCGGACGCTTCGGCCGTGACGATCTCCGCGCGCAGCGTGGCCTTCCTCGTCCATGTCGGCAGCGGGGATCCGAAGTCGTCAACGGCGAAGGTGGCGCCGTGGATTTCGATCACGCGGGAGAGCTTGCCGGCCTGCATCACGCCACCTCCTGAACCAGAACTTCGACCGTCACGACGCCGTGGGAGGTCAGGCCGTCCGGGTCGCGCATCTGGCGCATGTCCGACACACGGGCGTCGGCCGCGTGGAAGCCCACGGGCAACAGGAGGCGGTCGGCATGGATCGTCCGCCGGATCTCGCCGCAGATCCGCTTCACGCCCTGGAGCGAAGGCTCCTTCTTCCAGACATGGAGCGTGTGATAGATCCGCTGCCGATCGCGGGAGAAGCTGTCGCCTGTATCCACCGCCTGCGACTCGCCCAAGATGATCGACGGCGAGGGGGCCGGGCGCTGGTTCACGTCGAGGATGTTCCCGGCCGGAACAAGCGCGGTCACGCCCGCGTCGAGCGCGAGGCGCTGCCGGAGGGCAATCTGAACGGCGGCTTCCGCACTCATCGGCCCGCCTCCCGGATCGCCTTGCCGATGGCCCGCTTGATCGCAGCGGCGGCTCGGGCGCGATGCAGCCGGACGGACGGCCAGAAGAAGGGCTTGGCCTCGTTCTTCGTGGTGCCGTATTCGACCAGATGCGCATAGCGCACGTCGCTGTTGCCCACCGTCACCGCGGACTGGTTCTCGCCCACCATCATGGCGCCGCCCGGCTGGGAATAGGCCGGCGTCGTCTGCCCCGGCCCGGTGACGGCGATGGACCCCGCGAGATCGCCGCTGTCCTTCGGCGCAACGGCCCGCATGGTCGAGGCCAGCGCCTCGGCTTGTCTGACAAGCGCGGGCTGGACGGCTTCACGCGCCGCCTTCGGGACCGCGCGCATCCGCCGCTGGAACTTGCCGAGACCGCCATCGTCCGCCATCAGAAGCTCCACTCCCGATATTCCGCGACGATCTCTCGGACGCCGAAGGGCACCTCACGCGCGCCGGGGCCGGCCGCCTCGCGGGTCTCATACCACCACGCGGCCAGTTGCAGGATCGCCTCCTCGATCGAGGGCGGCACAGGGTCCTGCCCGTCGCCCCCGAAGGTCTCCGCAATCCTGAAGCCGAGGAGACGCTCGACATGGTTCCGCGCCGCCTCAAGCTTCAGTTCGAGAAGCGCGTCATCAACGCCGCCCATGTCGTCGGTGAACGAGAGCTGCGCCTTCAGGGCCTCGAGCGTCGCCGCGGTCATCTCAGCCTCACGCCGCCGCCGCCGCGACGCGGACGATGTTCGAGTTGATCCAGAGCGAGGCGTTCAGCTTCAGGACCGCGTTGGCCGCGTCCAGGGCCTCGGAGGCGCTGGCGACCTTGGCAATGAACATCCGCTCGGAAGGCGTGCCACCGGCCGGCGCGTCGTTGAACACGATGCGGAAGGCGTAGTCGTGGATCGTCTTCTCGGCCGCGATCAGCGCGAGCTGGCCCGCGTCGGCATAGTCGAGGCCGCAGATCAGATCCATCGCGCCCGCGTTCCGGGTGCCCTTGAGGCGCTTCGTGCGGTTCTGGTTCAGCGACTCGAAGGTGATCTCGGAGGCGCTGTCGCCGAAGGTGCCGAGGCTCTCGACTTCCTTGATCTCGGTCCAGCTCTGGGAGGCGAAGGTCGTCTCGGTCACGTCCGCGCCGGGGTCGGCGATCACCCCGCCGATGTAGCATTTCGCGCCGTTGGTGGCGTAAATCATGTCCATTGTCCTTTTGCTGCGCGCCGCTCTTCAATCTGCTTGGCGCTGTTGTGGTCGGCAGCGCAGAGCGGCTGCCAGTTCGAGCGATCCCAGAACAGGGACAGGTCGCCCCGGTGCGGGATGATGTGATCGACCACGGTCGCCGGGGCGCCGCAGCGTCGGCAGAACGGGTGCGCGGCAAGGAAGTCGGCCCGCGCCCGTTCCCATTTCGAGGTGTAGCCGCGGGCGCTGGAACTCGGCCGGGTCCGGTCGAACCGCGCCTTGCGCTCCGCGTGCCGCTTGGCCTGGCATTCGCAGCGAAGCCCCGCCGGGACCTTCCGGCCACAGCCGCAGATCCGAGGGGGCTTGCCGGGCATCGTCAGGCCACCGGCTTATCGGCGGGCGAGATGATCGCCACGGCACCGGCCGCGATGCTCGTCCCGCCGGCCTTGGTCAGCGCCACGCGCGCATAACGCTTGAAGCCGCCGTAGCCGAGCCGGTAGCTCTTCGAGGCGTCCAGCGTGGCCGGAGCGTCGGACTTCACCGAAGTCTCCGGCACGTCGCCCCAAGTCGTGCCGTCGTCGCTCTCCTGGAGCTTCACGCCGAAGTCGCCCGAGCCGGCGATCGCGCCGGTATTGACCACGAAGGCCACGCCCCAGGTGTTGATCAGGTCCACGGTCAGCCCGTTCGCCGCCGCGGCCTGCACCGCCGGAGCGAGTGCCGGCACCGCCTTGATGTTGGAATAGAGGTCGCGCATGTCGCGTGCTCCTTACGAGGTTGCCATTTTCAGCTTGCGGAACTTCGCAGGCTGAAGGACGCGTCCACCGACACGGCGGGTCGCATGGATGCGGGTCAGGCCCTCGGTCGCCTTGATGTAGGGGTTGACCAGGACGCTGAGGTTCAGCCGGTCCACGATCCGGTAACCGGACCAGTCCGCATAGGCGATCGGGAACGAGCCGGACTCGAGGTCGGGCATGTCCACCATCTCGACCACCGGGCGGCCGAGGATCGTCTCGGGCTGGCCCGCCTGATAGGACGGCTGCCACAGGAAGTTGCCCTGGCCGTCCTTGAGCTTCCGCAGGACGCCGAGGGTCGTCCCGTTCATGGCCCAGGCGCCGCGGTTCCGGTAGGTCGCCGGGATTGCATAGAGCATCGTCACGAGGGCATCGGCCGAGAGGTTGGTCGCGTGGCCGTTGGCGGTGTAGGAGATGCCGGCCGCGTTCATGAAGCCTTCCGGCGCGAGCACGCCGTCACCCGACACGAAGGCAAGGCCCTCCTTCTGGCCGAAGTCTTCCGCCAGCGCGAGGCGCACCTCGGCCTCGGCCTGTCCGGCGCTGTCGGCGAGAAGCTGGTTCGAGATGTCAACGTAGGTGTTGATCTCCTTCACCATGACCTCGGCCTGCCCGAAGCCGGGCTCGGACGCTTCCTGCGCCTGCGTCTCGCCCTTCCACTTCGCATTCGTGATGCCGGTGCGGGTCGGGTAGATCACGGACGGCGCCGCGGTGCCGCGGATCGTCGCCACGCTGCGCACGGGCGAGAACTCGACCAGATCGCGCAAGAACTCCGTGCTCATCTCGGCCGGCGCGAGGTAGCCGCCCTGCGGATCGCTGGAGACGGTGAGGGTCTTCAGCTCCTCGGCCGGGGCGTTGTTGCCCGCGCGCAGGTAGGCGCCGAACGCCTTGCGCTCGACATCCGCCTCGGGTTTCGCCTCGGTCGTGCCGGGACGGTTCACCTTGGCCTCGATCTTGTCGAGCCGCTGGGTCAGGCCATCGAAGCCCTTCAGCGTCTCGGCCATCTGGCCCATCTTGGTTTCCAGCGCCGACAGGTCGGGCGCGTCGTTGGTCTCGGTCATGTCGTCCTTTCCGGCCGTCGCGGCCTTTGCGGTAGTGATCCGGGCGCCCGGATGCGCCGGAATGGCGACCACGCTGATTTCCATCAGGTCGAGGTCGGAAATGGTGCGGCCACCGCCCCGGCGGGGCGCGGCCTTCTTCGTCGCGAAGCCGATCGAGAGGCCCGTCAGAGCCTTGGCCTGGATGAGCGCGCGGACCTCGCGGGCGCGGGCCACGTCCTCCACGAGGAGTTTCCCCTTCACCTGAAGGCCGGTCGCATCGGCGGTCGCGGACTCCCATACGCCCACCACGTCCGCGGGATCGTGGCTCGCGAGCATGGGCAAAGGCAGGGCCACGGACTTGAAGGCGCCGGGTTCAATCACATCGCCCACCCGGTCGGGCGAGCCGAAGGGCCAGGCGGTCCCGGTGATGGTGCCCGCCTCGTCGGTGGCGAAGGCCGCCTTGATCTCGATGCGATCCATCAGCGCGTCCTCCGATGCGCGCGACGATCGGCGGCGAAGGCGTCAACCTGCGCCTGCACCCACGTTGCCGCGCGAAGGACGCGGACGACGTTGGCGTGAGAGAAGGGCACGGGCTTGCCGTCCTCCTCGATCTCCCAGGCCAGCACGCAGCGCGCGAGGCTGTTCAGGCGGGCCTTCTCGCGGGCCTCGGCCGAAACCCGGCCGTCCGCGTCGGCCGCCTCTGCCAGCTCGTCAGACAGCGCCAGACGGGCCTTCGCCTGCGTCCGGCTGTCCGGTCCCGCCACACGGAAGCGGATGCCGGTGGCGCGGCCGGTCACGGGGTCGAGGAGATCGCACCAGGCGCCGCGCTCCTGATCTTCCGCATCGGCAAGGATGGCGCTCAGGTCATTCAGCATTCGACGGCTCCTGTTGCGGCGGCTCGGCGGCGGCCGTGATGTTCGGGTTGCGGAACTCGTCGCCGCCCGGACGCGGCTCCATGCCCAGCCAGCCGCGGCCCTCGTTCGGGTTCAGCACCTGAGAAGCGATGAGGCTGTTGATCGTGGTGGCGCGGGTCGCGAGATCGGCGCGGCTGATGTCGTCGCGGTCGAAGCGGATGGCGAACCGGCCGCGCTCGTCCTCCGTCAGAAGCGCCCGACCGAGGGCGCCTTCCAGCGCCTTGAGGCGGGGTTCGAGGCAGTAGCTCAGGAACTCCTTCGCCTTCTGCTCGGCATTGCCCCAGGTCGCCCGCTCAAGATCGCCGATCATCGGCGCCGGGATGTTGAAGGCCCGCGCGATCTCCGTGATCTGGAACTTGCGGTTCTCGAGGAACTGGGCATCCGTCGAGGCCAGCGTCAGCGGCTGGAACTCGGCGCCGTCGTAGAGGATCGCCGTGGCGCCGCCCGCGTCCTGCCCCTCGTGCGTTGCCCGCCACGCGGCCCGCGCCTTCCTCACGGCCTCGTCGCCCATGCCTTTCGGGAAGGACAGCACGCCCGAGGGACGCGCCCCACGCCCGAAGAGACGGGCTGCATGGCGCTCCATGACGATCGCTGCGGCGATGGCCTCGCGGGCCAGCGTCACCGGGCACCGGCCGAAGGGCTCGCGCAGGTGGATCACGTCGGAGGAGGGCAGGGGCACACTGTTCAGGCTGTAGCGCGGTTCTCCCGTGCCCTGGTCGAACTCGACCGCCATCATGCCGCGGCGGTAGTGGATGATCTCCACCGGCCGGCCGCCGACACGGTTGACCCAGGCCAGCGCGCCAATGTCGGTCAGGAGGGCGTCGATCACCATATCCCGGATCAGCTCGAAGCCCGAGGTCCAGTCGTTCGCCCGATCACGCAGGAGGGGCAGGATCGGATGATCGGGAACGTCAGCCTCGGTTCCGTCCGCAAGGATCTCGACCAACTTCACGTCGAGGGTGGCGCAGGCTTCCGAGATGGTGCGCACGGCCGCCGAGACCGCAGGCACCTTCAGCGCCTCAAGCGGCGTGACCGAGGCGCCGGCGATGGTCGGCATCACCCCGAAGATGGCCGAGAGATCCTCGGAAGGGGTGGCGAGCGACTTGCGGGTGAAGGGCCAGAGTTTCATACTGGCAGTATGCGGCCACGGCGAGCGCGGCGGCAGTTGGCAGACCCTTGCAAATGCTAGGTTTCTCGCGCATCTGGGTCAGACCCGAAATCCAGATTGATGCAAATCTCGCGCAAGGTTCCCCGCGCCGGTCCCCAGGAGGGGGCAGAAGTTTCAGACCACCCCCGGTTGATCTCACTCGATGCCCCACTCCAAGCGGAACAACGCCTTCCCGAGGTCAACGAGGTGCATCACGTCGTGGCTCGCGATCTTGCCCTTGACCGGGATGGGCCGCAGATCCTGCCCCTTGGCGACAGCCAGCGCCGCGGCCTGCCGTCCGGTCTCGTAAGCGATGTCATTCCCGCTCCACTGTCCGAACGCTGGCGGACGGCCGAGGCGGTAGTCCTCGTAACCCTGCCGATAGGCCTCCGTCTTGCAGAACGTCGTCGGTCGCACGTGCTTCGCTCCGACCTGAGCCATCACCGCATCCCCCTCAGCCAAGCGTTCAGCTCCGAGCGCAGGGCGAAGTATCTCTCGCCGTCCGGGCGGTAGATCGGCGCCCGTCCATGTCTGGCCCAGCGACGCACGGTGTCCACCGATACGCCCAAGGCCTTCGAGATGGCGGGCAGCCCCCACAGCTTTTCCGGGCCACTGGTGATGGCGTCGAAGCGCTCCGGATCGAGGGGAGGATGGTTCATCATGGATTGGTCTCTCATTCTAACGCCTCGTAACGCTGCCTATCCGCCGCCGCAGTCAGGCCCTTAAGTATATGACTGCGGCGGCGGTGGTGGGGCTTTCGCCCCCACACCACGCGCCCCACACGCATATTCCGCACTCACCGCACTCATTCCGCACTCAACTGCGGAGACTGCGGATAGGTCTCGTTATGGTCACCGGCGGGGATGCCCACGACGATCTGTTGCTTGTCGCGCCCGTCCCTCGGGGATCGCACCGTCTCGACCCGGAGGGCGCCGTTCCTGAGCCAGGTGTTGATCATGCTTCCGACGCGCGTCCGGGCGGCCTTTTGGTCCGGGCTTTGCTGGTCCTTGGTCGTGCCCGGTTCGCCAACGTCCAGCCCGAGGGTATCGGCCACGACGTAGCCCACCCACTCCCGGCTTGTGATCGCCTTAGCCGGTGGCGTCTCCCTTGCGGCAATCGCATCCTGCACCTGCCGCAGATCGTCCAGCTTGACGCCCTCGAAGGCATCCGGTGGCGTCCAAGCCGTGCAAACCCCGATCTCGTCACCTTCTGGATAGGCGGGGGTTGGGTTGTTGAGTGTAACGGTCTCCATCCGATACCACGTGAAGCCGGCGCCCCTCGCGGACATGTTGGGCTTAGCACCGTCCAATGACCGGAAGATCCGCGCTGTCTCCGCAGGCGTGAGGCCCATCCTCTCGCCCTCCTCGAAGCTCATTGGCGCCAGCACACGCCCGGCGCGGATGCCATCGCGGAATGCCGAGGCTCCGCGGCCATCGTTGATGCTGTCGCCGGTGCCCGCTTTGGCCGTGTGGTGGATCAGTTCTATGGCCGCATTCGTCTGGTTCGCCACGTCCCGCCATGCGTCGATCACGGCATTCATTGCCACGTTGTCGTTTTCCGGCACCGAATGGCAGGTGATGAACGGATCGATGATGAGCACGTCGATCCGGAGCGCTCGCATCTGCGCCACCAGCTCAGCTACTACAGGCCGCGCGATCTTCACGCCCTCGCGGTCAGCCGTGGCAATCTTGATCGGCTGGTCGCGCCCACTATCGACGCACAGGCGACCGCCGATCTCGTCGTCGCTGATGCCATAGTGAATGCAGGCCGCCTCAAGGCGCCGGCTGATCTCCTCGACAGGATCTTCGCCACACCAATACCAGACGCGCAGGCCCTCGCGGGAATGCACCCAACTATGCAGCCGTTTCCGGCCGGTCACCATCGAGAGAGCGTCCACCAGCGCCAGCGACGACTTGCCGATGCCGCCGGGGCTGATGGTGCCCGAGAGCATTCGCCGTTGCAGATGGTAGCCGTAGAGCCACTGGCGCGGAGGTGGCACGTTACGGCGCCAAGGGGTCGGGGACAGATCGCATGGCCCCTGTGTCTCGCCCCCTGTCTGCTCATGCCGCCCGTAGTCCTCAAACTCGGAGGCATAGGCTTCATCCGGAAGCGACGGCGGCATATCCGGCTCGAAGTTCAGATCCTGATACATTGAGCCTCCTGCTCACGCAGCACGTCGTTCCAGTCGCGCCCGTCCGGCGCAGCCAGGAAAGAGACGCGCCAACCCAGCGCAGCGGCACGTTCCGCCAGCTTCCGCCCTGCCGCGCGGCCGGGCTCGTCGCCGTCCGTCGCCACGATCAGGCGCCCGGGTGCAGGAGGCAGGCTAAGGGCTTGCATCCCGCTGGTGGAGAGCGCAGCCCAGACCTCGGCGGGCTCTTGCAGGACGCCGCTGAGGAGGCTCAAGCCGGTCTCAATTCCTTCGCACACCGCGAGCGCGCCGCCTCGCTCAGAAAGGCGCACGGCACCGCCCGCACAGGGACCCTGCATCATCTTCGCGTTGCGGCTCAGTCGCTCTCCTGTCTTCTCGAAGAAGGTCCGATGGACACCGCCGGAGTTCACATCTGCGACCATCGCCGAGACGTAGCGAGCCGAGGGCGCATGGTAAGCATCGACGGCCCAGCGCAGCGACGACGGCAGGGGGCAGGTAATCCCGCGACTGCGCAGGTAGCGTTCCCCCTTGGTGCCCGTGATCGGCCGCGAACGTTCCCACAAATTGCGAGCCTTGGCCCGTTGCTCCGCCTCATAGGTGGCGCGCTTCTGATCGGCCTGCCGGGCTGCCTCTGCGTCAAAGGTGGCCACAGCCGGGGTCACGCCCGCGGCCTTGATGATGTCGCGGAAATGGCAGCCGGTCTTGTGGCACCAGCAGAGCAGCCGGCCGCCTTCGCTACGGATCGAGAGCGCGCGTTGATCCACTCGTCTGTCTGGCTGGCAGACCGGACACGGTGCGGTCCCGTGATTGCCGCGCCACTCGCCGTTCAGTGCGAGGGTCAGAGATTGAGCGTCATTCATCACGCCGCCCTCTCGGCATTGTCGAAACGAATTGCGAGAGGCGGCGCAGTGCGGTATTCTTCAGCCTGCCACCATTTCGAAGTCCCCGCCCCGGTAGCGCCTGCCCGCGCGCCGGGGTTCTTCATATCCCTCTGCATGTCAGGCGACCTCGCGCTCCTCGGCCCGAGCATCGAGCCAGGCCATCACTTCAGCCTCGCGCCAGTAGCGGCGACGGCTGATCACGACGGGCTTCGGGAAGGACAGGGCGGGGTTGTTGAGCCAGCGCCACAGGCTCATGTCGGAGATCCCGCCACACAGTTGGCGCACCGTCGCGGAGGGGATTAGCTTGCGTTCCATTGGGTTGCCTCACGTTGAATGACGTTAGGCATCCCAATATTCACAGACCTATGGTCCTGTCTCTAGACGCTGTCGCGTTATCGACCGCCAAATCGGTCCGGACAAATTACCGTCAAAGAAAACAGACGATTAGCAAGACCTTAGACCTTTCGTTGCGGCTGGTGGATGATGACAGTGGATCGTCTTCATGAAGCCTCCGCATCACCGCACCTCAGCCAATTGCACCACGTTATCCGCCTTGCCCTCCACCAGGGACAGGACGAACCGCGCCCAAGCCTCCAGCGCCTGCCGCTTCTCGTCGGCATAGTCGTGCCGCTGGTAGACCGCGACGATACCACCGCCGGTCCCGCTTACATGATTCAGCACGGCCTCTGTCACCCGCACGGGGATGCCGAGCCGCGCCATTCCGGTGGCCGCCGTCCTGCGCAGATCGTGAAAGGTCCAGCGCGGGATTTCGACAGGCTCGCCGCGCTCCTTCTCCGCAATCGCCGCCATGGCCTCGGCCAGTGTCGCCCGTGCCTTGAAGAAGCCGCTCACGGGGGTCTTGCCGGTCGTCGTGAAGATCAGCCCTGCCTTGCCTTCGATCCGCTCCACGCCCGCCAGAACGGCGCGCACAGCCTCGGTGAGGGGCACGTCATGCGCCCGGCCGTTCTTCGTCCGATCCGCCGTCAGGTGCCACAGGTCGCCGCGGATCTCGTTGTCCGTGATCTGCGCCACCTCGTTCAGCCGCTGGCCGGTCAGCAGCAGCACCTTGCCGAACGGCCCCCACGGAAAACCCTCGGCCTCGCACGCCGCCCAGAACCACCGGATCTCGTCGTCGGAGAGAACCCGAGCGCGGCTCGTCTCCTTGCCAGCGGGCTTGACGCCGGTCGCCGGGCTCGTCGCCAGAATGTCCCGCTCGACGCACCATCCGAAGAACTTGGCGAGATAGGCCCGGACGCGGTTCGCCGTGACGACGCGCCCGCTGTCCGCGATGCCGTCGAGAAGGTCGATCACGTCGCGCTTGCCTATGTCGTGAATATCGCGATCGCCCCAGACCGAGACGACGTGCCGCTCAAGCTCGCGCCGCACGACAGCGCCGCTCTTGAGCTTCGACAGGTGCCGCTTGTCGAATTGGCCGATCAGGGTCTTGATCTTGTCGCGGTCGCTCTCGAGCTTCGGAGCCTTCGCGGCCTTGACCTCGGCCGCCGGGTCGGTGCCGGCGCTCGCCGCGGCCAGGGTCTGCCGTGCCCGTTCGCGGGCGTCCGCGAGGGACAGAACCGGAAAGGCGCCGAGCGACATGCGCCGATGCACCCCGCCATGCCGATAGCGGACCTGCCAGCCCTTCTTCCCGGTCGGCTGGACGATGAGATAGAGCCCGACGCAGAGGCTGTCCGGGATCTCCTGTCGCTTGTCTGTCGGCTTGATCTTCTCGACGCCCGCCGCACTCAGCTTCATGTCAATCGGTCCTCCTGGGGAACAGTCTGGGGAACAGAGTTGCTTATTCCCTTCGTTCCCCCATGTTCTAACGTTCGCCAACACATAGCAGCGAAATAGTTATTTCGCAATGACTTACGCGGCGCGATAGTTTTACAGTGTTTGGTCGCGTGACGCTGCCGGAAATGACTGTTAATCAATTGGTCGTAGGTTCGATCCCTACCGCCGGAGCCAAAAATCCTAAGGATTTCAGCTACTTACAGAGCCCCCTCACGGGGGCTTTTGTAGTTTCGCGGGCTGCGTAAGTTGGGCGTAAGAGCGCGCTAACGCCAGCGATAGTGCGTAAGTTCCCGACTCCGTTGAGCGATCAGCAAAGCGCCCCACACCGAGAGGTGCAGGGCGCGCGGCGTCAGGCCAGCAGGATTAGGGACCAGCCCCGCCGCTGCGGTCGTTGGATTAACGAGGGACGCACCGCCTTACCTCGTCGCGGCTGGCATCAACCGCGCACCTCTCGCGCCCTACTCGCTGAGAGGCTTTTCAAACCCGATTCCCTTGCATCGGTCACACATCCGCAGCGCCTTCACATCGGCACTGAAGAATGGGCGTGCGCACCGCATACAGCACCGCCAGCCGACATGCCGAACCACCACTGGCGGGCTACGGTCAATGTCCAGCACAGGTTCCCGCCGCGCGCCGCCGTCATACGGTAATCCTCCCGGTTTTAGCGGGATCCGGCCGTAGAATTCACGCGGCCATCTTCAGCTTCATGGTAGGTGTGACCCCGCCGATGCCCATGTTGGGGCGTTCATTGTTGTAGTTCCAGAGCCATTCGGTGGCGATCTGCTGCACTTCCTCGATGGTTTCAA